CTTTCCCAGCCCCTTGGCAACAGCGATAGTCGCCAGGGTCATGCTGCGCACCGTGGCGATGGTCCCGAGGCTGACCACTCGCCCTTGGCTTTACAGTTCGCGCATGATCTGCGCCTGGTTCCAGTCGTCATGGAGCATCACCAGCGCGCGGACGGCATCGGTTGCGGTGTGCTTTGGGGAGTGGACCACGAACGCATCAACGGCGTCATAGAGTGCCCCAAGGCTCACAATCTCGCCATCTGTTTCAAGCGGAATTGATCCCGAAACGATGTGCGGTGAGTCCTGGTGCGCCACGTCATTGGATGACGATTTGGGGAGTTCAGGGCCTGTCGGCCAGCCAGCATCCACCACGGCATCGACGATCTTCGGTATGCTGGACGCTTCATCAACGACGATCATTTGCGGGTTGAAGCCAGGGCACTCTTCCGGGTCCTGTTGCGCCTTCACTCGCTTTGCCTGGGCGTTGTACCAGTCCTGTGCTTCCTTGCTCAGGCGTTCCCAGTCGTTATCTGATGCCTTGGACACGGCCAGTACAAGGCGCCGCAAGTAGTGGCTGTCAGGCTCGCCATCGGCTTGGGGTATAAACTCTGTGCCGGCAGCTACTAGCAGTTCACTGTAGATGGTACTCAATATTGCATCTCCTGTTTCTTCCTGCTGATCAGGCTTACGAGCAGGTTGCATTGGGTTGGGGTGAACGTCTCTTTTCCCGGCCAGTTGGCCTCGATCAAACGAAGAGTTTCGATCATCGGCCAGTGGGTTTTCTCGAAAACCTCATCCATGAACTCAGGAAGCGTCAACGGCGTGCCGCCCCTTCTGCTTTCAGATAGATAAGGGGTTCGATCGTTGGTCCTGCTGGAGGGTGGGTTCCGTACTTGGCGATGAACTCGTCTGAAAGACGGAAGGGGCAGGACTCATCGTGATCCTCGAACCCTCCGCACAATGAACAGTCGCCATCGCCACTTTCACGGCTCCTGTCTTCGTGCAGAATCCTCACGATTGCTTCGGCGTCTGCTTGTCTGTTGGTTGCGTACACGTCTACTCCTTTGCTGCCATATGAGCAGCTTCGAGGTCGCTGGCGTATCCGGACCACAGCATCTCTCCCAACTCTCCACGGACTTCTATGTGGCTGAGTTGCTTGGGAACTATGGTGGCCTTTAGGGTCCTGTTGAGGACGGTAATCATCGGCATAAGGCCCAGTTGGTTTGCACAGGCCGGACACTGCTCTGGGGAGTCGCCAATCGAATCGCAATCAGGACACAGATAGGCGTTGCGGAGGTTAATGTGCATGGCTCACCAGCCAGTGGGCCAGGAGCATGATGGGGTGATGAAGTTCCCACAGACCCCAGATTACGAGTCCTGCCAGGACCTCAAATGCCAGCGCGTTGCGGATGCCAGTGAAGAAAGCAATGCCGTCGTCGTTCCGCAACTCGCTTACGTTCGGCCCTTCGCCGAGGGCGTTGGCATGTGGATAGTCGTACTGGCCGGTGTGATCGAATCCAATGCCCAGCTCCTCATATCCCGTTTCTGACCACTGGCGGTCAAGCTCCACCTGCCGGCGGGTGGGTATTTGGTTCATGTCCATCACTTCATTGGTGACCCGTTCTGTTTCGGTCATCTCAAGACCCCTTTCTGTGAACAGGATTATTAAACCACCACTCGCCGAGTTTATCAACGTAAATCTTTCGCGCTTATTAAACTTTTCTGTTGACATGCGCACTAGGGGTGCTATTCTGCGTTTATCAACTAAACGGTTGTTGGTTGAGCAGTACAGGAAGGAGGGTAGCCTATGGACTTCGGGACTCGAATCAGCTTGGATGGCATGGGTCCTGAAGCTACTACTCAAACGCAGCCGCAACCGAGCCGGGCGGTATATCCGGGCACAGGAAAGGGATGCATGAACGTCGAACTCGAAAAAGCCAAGAAACTCATCGCTGAAATGGAAGACACGTCAGACAAGTCGCCAGCCGCCAAAAAGCACCTATCACGTATCGCGCTGATCGACTACAGGATGTTTTTGCTGGGGAGGAAGTCCTACGACGACATCTGTCTCGTGCGTGCCAAGGCGATGCAGAGTGGAGTATCAGAACAGCAGTTGATTGATGAGTCCTTCCGGATGCGGCAAATGTGGGCAGCGAGGAAACTGCGCTAGAGCTTCCCGCTCTGAAGAGTCTCCCAGCGAATTGGCCGGCCATCCTCGAAGATCAGGATGAACCGGCCATAGAACTTTTCAGGGAGAATCGGCCTCAATGCCATCGCAGCTCGCAGGATTGATTCAGCCGTAACCGGCATAGACTTCAGGGCTGACTCCTCGTCAATTCTTATACGTCCTGTTGCCGCCATCTATTCCTCACCCTCTGATTCATCGTCGCCTTGAGATTCAGAATAGCCCATGCCACAACGATCATTCGGGTGAATAGGCGTGCAATCATCACCCGAAGGAAAATCCTCATCAATCGGAATCAAGCCGGCTTCGATGTTCTCCATGCATTCCTCGCATGCATCCCCTGAGCCGATCTGCTGCTTGAACTTCTGCCCGGTTCCCTTGGCTGCCTCGTGCTTCCCGTGGTTGTAAGCGTACATGCTTTCGGTCCGGCTGATTGTCAGAGCCCGCGCCGCGCTGAAGTCCTCGCTCTGCAAGATGTTGTGCTGGAGTTCGGTAGTTGTCCATCCCTCATCGACCGACTTGCTTATCAACTCTCGCAGGTTCTCGCGTGTCGTCTCTGTGATGGCGTAGCGGGCATCAGGATTATCAACGATCTCTCCCTTGTCTGTGATGCGCTTGCCCACCAGCTCTGCGCCGCGCTCCCGAGCCATCTGCCGCGCCTCGTCAAGGACTTTCGTCCATATGTCGCTGTCTTCTGCAATGCCGCGTTCGGTCAGGAACTCTGTGGCTCCAGCTACTGCATCGGTTTCGAGATAAGGCGTGACCTCCGGTATCAGGTCGCCCCAGTCCACCAGAACGTCTATCGTGTCCTGATCTTCTGGCTTCTTCTTCGCAGCCTTCGCCAGTTTCTCTACGGCGAGTCCTGATGCCGCTTCTTTCCCCTTGCGCTTGAGGTATGCCGCTAGTACCTGCTCCAGTGACTTCCCCGCTTTGCTAAAGGGCGGTCGGCTGCCGTCCCGGCCTCCTTCTGCGTGGGAGTAGGCTTGCTGGCATTCTTTCCGGTTCCTGATGCCCCGCTGGTGCCTCCCGGTGCGACTGGTGAAGGCATCGCCGTCTGAGCCGCCAGGACCGCCAGGGGCATCCACCCGGTGCCTGTCTTGACCATTGGCACGTCGCCCCCCTCCACATCGTCCAGTCCGTCCCGCGCGCGCAGTTCGTTGACCGTCCTCATCCCGTCTGCTAGGTGGGACGTGTCGATGGTTGCCTGATCATTGGCCGCCGTCTCCTCATTGGTATCGAACACGTGGCCAATGTCGTCCCATCCCCAGCCAAGGTAAATCAGCCTCTCCATGAACGCAGACCACCAGAGCATCTCGCCATTGAGCCCTTGGGCGCGCATCTGCTGGGAGAACTCCTCGGCGTTTGCCTTGGGCTGTGGGTCTTTGATGTAGGGCTTAGGGTCGGTCCTGAATGCGCGGCAAACGATGCGGGCCATCCATTCGTCATACTCGCTCTTGAGCAGGTCGCCTGCCGAACCCTTCATCTCGAAAGGCTTTCCACCGCCAGGGATGAAACGCATCTTGGACTTGAGCTTCAGATTACCGCTCATCAGCGCGTCGAACGTTCCCTGCCAGAGTGCAATCTGTTCTGCCGTCCAGTTCTCTGGGCAGCAAACCATCACGTCGGGGCATGTGCCCTCATTCCAGAACGAAAGCATGTACATCGTCTTGCGGACCTGTTGAGTTGCCTCCATCAGGATCTGCTCAACCTCGGAATATCCCCAGATTGGATTCTGCGCCCACCGATGCCGCGGCATGTAGACAATCTCGCGCTCGGTAAAGTTGTCCATCGGAAGGCCCTTGACGATCTGGACGTAGGCCAGGGAAGGCCAGTCAGGGATGCGGCCGCGGTCGTCGATCTTCGGAACGATGGTATTCCCGCACCATGCAGGCTTACCGTTCCTGCGCACGTAGAGAATCTCATTCGGAACGCTAACGCAATATACATCTCCCTTGTATGGGGATTCTTGACACTTGAATTGCATCGCCTCTGTCTTGCGCATGGTGACTGAATAAACAGGGTTATCAGAAGAAATCACGCGGCCTTCATAAACCGAATCGGGGTGGATATTAGAGGCGACAGATGCTGAATATCCGATCTTTTGGGATATTTCACTCAGATCATCCGCCATTTTTCTACTCGACGTGAAGATACGCTCACGCTCTGCGCTTCCATCCCCATACCAGTAGTACCGCCAGAACAATTCCAATTGCCGCGGCGTGGCCTCTTTGATTTCCTCAGGAATAAACTTGTCAAGCGCCTTTCCGAAGCGGCTCAGATAGTCATAAAGAGACTTGGAACTAATAGCCCACGAGGCCCCGGTATAGTAGGGCTCTTTACCAAATATGGACGTAAGAAGATCTCTGAACGGTTTGAATCCTTTGCTTTTAGGATTTTGAGTGATGAATACCTGATCCCCGTTCGTGAAGCATCCCTCAGCCAAATACATCCCCATAAACGAGCAGTACTCGTCTCCAGTCATCGATACATCGGCATTATCGCGCGCTCGGCAACCAACAGAGCAGAACTTGGCGCTCGTCTTCCGGTACGGGTGAACGTAGAACTTCCCCCCACAATGTTGACAAATAACCTCTTCTGTTTCACCTTTTTTACGTTCCCCGCGCTTTATTCCATCTCCGCTACCCTCCAAAACAAATGCCTTCGCATGAACTTCGTATCCTTTCCATACTGAAGTCATTGGGATACCGATTCGTCCTGAAGCCGAGATGGATGCAATAGTTCCAGCCGGGACAACCGCTTCCCCTTTGCGCCAGCGAGATCCTCCCAACTGACGGGGGAGTGAATTTAGCAACATTCGGTGATTCTCTGTCACAAGCAGATCAACTGCGCGCGACGAGAAATGAATCATCCTCCCTTTGTAGTCTGTAACATGATGAAAATGTGTAGCTTTTTGCCATTCAAACTCGTGCGCACTATTTCTCGTGGCAAATAGATCATCCTCGTGGGCATCTTTGAAGAGTATCCAGCCGCGCTTTGTCAGAGCCTCTGTGTCGTCTGAATAGCAGTTGCCGTCGATCACTTCCAGTGCGTAGGGTTTTGTCCCAGCCCTGTTCTTCCAGATGTACACGGTGGCAGCGTCGATGGTGTACCGCTCGCGGAAGATCATCTCCATCCATTGCGGGTACGGAATCTTCCGATCCGGCATCTTGAAGAAGGCGTTGAGTTCCTTGATGCGCGGGTCATCTTCCGACTTCACACCTTTGGCTGGGTTCTTCAGGACGAACTTCCACGGGAGGCTCACCAGCTCGTCAACGCGCGCGCTCAGTTCGTTGGCGATGATTCCCGAGCCACGCACAATGCCACGCAGCATCTCGCCCAAGAGGATGTGCCGGTTGACGATCTCAAGGTTGTAGCCGGTGGGATAGTCCCACTCGCGGGCGTCCACGATCGAGGGAGGGCCGAAGGGCGCTACAGGCTGGTAAGGGCTGAAGCGGTTGCGCTCTTCGTCTACGTCGGCAATGAAGTCGGAGGGGAGACGACGGTCATCGGGACCAGGACGGTCGTTTTCAGGGTCCCGATTTGGCAGAGTAGGACGAACGCCGCCGCGATTCCTTGCGCTCAAGAGTCCATACCGCGGATTCATGAGCGTCATCGATCCGCCTGTAGCGTCCGGCATCTTCTGCAGTGCCTTGTCGTTCAGCCGCTTCCCAAACACTGTATCGTCGTTGATCTCGGTCGGTTCATCCCACAAGGCCATGGTGTGTGCTCCCGTGGTCTAGTGTATCAATGATCCAGCCATGCCCTCATAATCTTCGACAGGATAGCCTCGGCCTCTATTGGAGGGACATGAAAGTAATCCGTGAGGGTGAGGACGATCTTGTCTGGCTGCTCAAATGATCGGCAGCATCTGCGCACGAATTCTATCAACTCGCACTTGTATCTGAAGAACTCGGGATCAGCATCGGCTAGCCGGACTTCATCGATAAACTCGTCAAGTGTGTTCATCTCTCCTCACTTTCCTTGGCACATCAGGCACTTGCAGCCCGGTGCGTGGGCTGGACGGGCATAGGAATCACGGTTGTCGGCAAGACTGAGGTTTTCTGGAGTCCTGCCAAGGGCTTTATCCTCCTCCACTTGGGCTAGTCTCTTCTTAAACCGCACCATAGCTTTCTTGACGGCTGGCGATGTTTCG